TCTACCCCGAAAATAATTTATATACTCTTGATCTCCTCACACTCCTCCGCCGTTCGAAAGATCCACTCACGAAGCGCCATCTTCCGACCAAAGATCATCAGACGAAACACATACCCCGCCTCGACCACCGCCTTGCCTTTCTCGTAATTCAACATCGGGTGATACGAGAACGTATAGTCCGATTTCACCTCGATGATCACCTTGGTGTCCCGAATCCACATGTCCGGGAAGTAGACATGATCTCCATCCATACGGTACCTGAATCTCGGAACCTCTCGTCCCACCCGAATTTCATCCTCCTCGATCTTCCGATCCAGAACAAGATCTCGCTCCTGCGCCAACAACCGCTCGATCGCCTGCGGCTCATACCCCATGACCGTCACCTCTCGTCCCGACGGAAACACGAATTTCTTTTTCGAAAACCATCCCTCCACGATCCGCTCATAAATCTCCGGAACTTTGGATACGTTATCCTCGCCGTACCTCACCATACACGTTTGTCTGTACCTGTCCGGCTTGCACTCATTACACTTTCTACCACGATTGATATCCGCCAAATGACCCGTTTGGATAGCTCCACAGGGACATTTCGTGGTCACGCTCTTGTTGTTCTCGTACTCCCCATCCTCCATCATCAACTCGAATCCCTTTTCTTCCACCCGGCGTTTCACCTCCTCGTGGCTCACCCGGAACTGGACATTCTGACAGTGATGACACACTCCGGTGTTCACGAGCATGTTCTGTATGTAGCTATTGCATCTCTCTCCGCAGTTGCCGCACTGGTACACCACTTTTCTCGTCCGATGCTCCACCTCCAGAACCAAATGTCCCTTTTTCTCGATCTTTTCAATGAACTTATCCACCGAATCCCCTCGATTCCGCTCCGAGACGCACACCGAACAGAACTCCTCCATCGAAAGCTTCTCTCTCAGAAACTTGGATTTCTTGTTGATGTACACCGGATGCTGAAGCGTCATCTCATGTCCCGCCGGACACACGAAACATACCTCTTTCTTCTCCATCCCCTTGTACTCCTCCTCGCCCGTCTTCAAGACGTACCCATGCGGAACCACGAACGATACAATGTTAGCATACTGACGAGCCATATTTGTTTCCTCACATACAACGCATTTGGTATTTCATTTTTATTTGGTCCAAATAAAAATTCGATTTTTCCTGGTTGAGTTTGTGCTTTACAACACGGGGAACCCGAGAGCCCCGCCGGCGATGCGCACGATATTGTGGTTAACCGCCACCAACACGAGCGAGAAGGTCTGCTTGAGACCGTGGCCGGCCGCCACGTTCGCCGCAGAGGCATCCGGGACCGCCAGAGTGCCCGCGCCCGCACCACCGGCCGCCGCCTCGGCGGAAGGAGCGATCTCGACGCCGACGTTGGTCAGCTTGCCGTAGTTCGTCGAGCCGTGCGGGTTGACGTCCATGAGGTCCAGCGAGTACGAGTACAGGTGGTAGCCGGTCTCCTCCGGGATGGCCGGGGCGCGGTACCAGGGCTGCATGAGCGAGAAGTAGTCGACCGGCATGTTCGACAGACGCTGGGTGTTCTCGTAGTAGACCGAGACCTGCGACAGAGCGTCCGACGCCGCCGCCGGCGCAAAGTTGACGCCAGCCGGCTGGGGCACGGGCGAGGCGGACGAGTAGTTCGCCCACTCGGCCTTGTTCGAGGTGTTCTGGAGCGAGAACATGAGCGCCTTGACCGAGTGCGAGAAGTGGATGTCGATGCGCGTGGTGTTGCGGGTCGGGTCCACGGACTGCGGGTTGGCGGTCTGGACCTGCTCGATGAGGAGGTCGCGAGGCGCCTGGCCCATGAGCTTGCGCTCATCGTTGGACACGAGCGCATACTCGGCCCACACCTGGACGTTGCTCAGCGTGACCTGCGAGTTGCTCAGGTCCGAAGGCGACGCGTAGGTCGAGACACCACCGGAGCCGGCGCCGCCAGCGATCGGGGCGACGTTGTCGATGATCAGCAGGTCGGTCCAGTCGCGGAAGTTGAAGCGCAACTTCATCTCGTTGTACGGCAGGGCGGCCGTCGGGAGCGCAACACCGGTGTCGCGGGTGTGGCAGTACGGCAGCGGCAGGAGCAGCGTCGCCTGCGGGATCACGAGACCGTTGTTCGCCGCGCCCGGGGCGTTCGAGTAGTTGTTCAGGAGCGAGATGTTGCCGATCATGTTGTTGTAGCCGACGCGCTTGGACGAGGTGACGGTGAAGGCGGACCAGAAGTCGAGGAAGTAGTCATCGAAGCGCATCTCGACGAGGTCGTTGAACGTCACGGCCGTCTCCTTCAGCAAGTGGTGCATCAGGTTGCGCGTCCAGCGGATGCGGGAGTTGGCGCCGAAGCGGGCGGTGGCGGTGTTCACCGAGACCGACGGGAAGGTCACGCGCAGCCAGTTGAACAGCATGTAGTCGCCGGCGCGGGAGATGTTGGCATCCCACTGCGTGGCGAACTGCGGCGTCTGGTTCAGCGTCAGCGTCGTCGGCACGACCGTGAACCAAGTCGACTTGGTCACACGGCGCACAAAGTACGAGACGGACTTGGCGCCGCCGTACATGTACTTCTCCGGCTCGTCATAGGTAGCCAAATCGATAAACCCACTTGTGAGGGTATTTGAGGAAGTCGTGGACGACATGTTGTGTGTTGGTTATACACTGTACAAGATTTTAAAACGAAATTTTTTTCTGTTCTTCTCTCTCACGCATATGCCCATTTTTTAGCAAAACCTACTTAAACCCAAGGAGATACGGTCCGAAAATGAGCATATGGGGCCTGACGATTTTCCGGAAAAATGAGCCGGGTGAGAAGCGAATAGGAGAGTCGTACCATGGCAGAAGCGAGAATCTGTTCTAAATGCGGAGGATTCGGGCCGTTCCGTAAGATAGGAAACAAGATGTGTGATGTGTGTATTGATGTGATCGCAAAACGATGTGAGCACGGTCGCCGGAAGACCATTTGTCGGGAGTGCAAAGGGTCAGCCTTCTGTCCACACGATCGGAGAAGGGCGGCTTGCAGGGAGTGCGGCGGATCAGAATTCTGCTCACACGATCGGAGAAAAGATCAGTGCCGAGAGTGTAAAGGGGCCTCCTTTTGCATGCACGATCGGATAAGGTCTATTTGCACAAAATGCCATGGAACGTCAATATGTGATCATGGTAAGAGACGGGCGGTTTGTAAAGAGTGCGGCGGGTCGGCCCTTTGTGGTCATGGGAAGCGTAAGGATAAGTGTAAAGAATGCGGAGGGTCCGGTATTTGCACGCATGGGCAGTATAAAGCAACGTGTCGAGAGTGCGGCGGATCCGCTCTGTGTGATCACGGCCGGAGAAAGGATCGGTGTCACGATTGTAAAGGTTCGGGAGTATGCGAGCACGGGAAGGTGAGGATTCGCTGTAAAGAGTGTAAGGGCTCGTCATTCTGTCCTCATGAAAAATGGAAGACGATATGTATCAAGTGTCATCCTGATCGGGCGTGCGTACACTGTAAGTACGTCTACGTCTTAAAGAAGTACCGCTTCCATCCGTACTGTTTTGCGTGCTACTGCTCTCTTCACCCGGACGCCGAGATCCCGAAGAGGTACAAGTTGAAAGAGAATCATATGCGGGACTATCTACAGAATGAGTTCAAGGAGGTGACGATGGTGTTTGACAAGAGAGTGGAAGAAGGGTGTTCGGCGAGGAGGCCGGATGTGCGCATCGATTTCGGGACGCATACGGTTCTCGTGGAGTGCGACGAGAACCAGCATCGAGGGTACAGCTGCGAGAACAAACGGATGATGGAGTTGTTTCTTGACTGCGGAGGTAGACCGCTGGTCGTTCTTCGTTTGAACCCGGACGCCTACGAGTCGGGAGGAGAGCGACACCCTGGATGTTTCAGGCCGACGAAGGCGGGTCTGACGGTAGATGAGGCCGAGTGGACGAGGCGGATGGAGACGGTCGTCGATCGGATCCGGTATCATCAGTCCATTCCGGAGAAGGAAGTGACGGTAGAAGAATTTTATTATTCGGATCGATGATTCATTGATCATCCATCTCGTTTCGAATTACCACAACAGCTTGTCGGCGTACCATCCCCGGCTCTTGGATCGGCTTCGATCTTTGGCGTGGCGTTTCTTGTAGGCGGCTCTTCTCTTGTCGGCGTAGGCCTTGCCGTGAGATTTGATGTAGGAGGCGTAGTCTGGGTATCCGGCGCCGCCGACCGAAGCGACCTTCTTGCCGGAGCGAAAGACGTCGATTTTCTTGCCCTTGGAAGTCGAGGGGCGGACGGTGAGGCCCATGCGTTTGGCGATCGATCGGGTTCGTGCGCTGATGCGGTACATGGGTACCCTTTGTACTTATTTTTTTATGACCCCATAAAAAGATTACATGTACTTGAGCAACGGCGTGTCCTTGATACCTACCTCCTCGAGACTCTTCTTGAACTTCTCGAGGTAATCGTTGGCGTACTCGGGGTGCGCCTTGTCCATCTCGGCGATCTCGGCCATCGTCTCCTGGCGGGTCTGGTCGAACTTCTCGAGCTTCGCCAGCGTCTCGTCCCGGACGTGCAGGATGTTGGCGCACTTGACACGCAGGGCGATGTAGTGGTCGATATCCTCCTTCGCCTCCTCGGGCGACTTCTTGGAGGAATCGAGGAGCTCCTTCTCACGCTTCTTGAGGGTCTCCATGTCCTCCTGCTCCTTCTCACGCACGGTCTTGGCGTGCGCACGCTCGATGTCGTCCATCTTCTTCTTCATGTCGATCTCGTGCGTCTCGCTGAAGTACAGCGGGTCGAGCGTCAGCGGGAACTCCTTGCCGACGTATCCGATGTGGATCTCGTGGAGCGAGTCGACGGAGCGGATGAGGTGCTCCGCCCAGGCGTCGGCCTCCTGGAGGTTGCCGAACACGCCACGGATCTTCATGACACCGAAACAGCCGTCCTTGTCCGCCTTGGCGCCGGGCGAAGGAGTGAACGAGTGAAGCGAGTAGTAGTTTTGCTGGTTGATCGGAGGGTCAACACGGAAACGCTGGGCACGAGGAAACTTCAGGGCGACGAATTTGGTATTGACGAGCGCCTCCTTGGCCTCCTTGACCTCGTCGGCGGAGAGCGTCGGGACGGAAGGCTCGAGCGCCGGGCGATCGGTCATGCACTCGGGCTCGGACTTGACGAGAAGGTTGGACTTGTACTCTTCTTTGAAGGAAGCGGCTTGGCTCATGGTATTACTATGCTTCTCGTCTTTAAAGATATTAAACCGTAGGATAGAAAAACCAGCCGAGTTGTCGGCAGCACTCTTCGTAGATTTCGTCGTGCTCGATCTTGCGCTCGATGGTCTTGATGATCGGGAAGTCGGACTCTTTGCACGGGTAGGCGTGGCGTTTGAGGAGCTGGAAGAGGATATAGTACGAGTTGAGGAAATTCGAGCGGTTGTACTTTGGGTTCTCCTTGATGACCTTGTCGTAGACGAGAATGAGCCGCTCGAAATCTTCAAAGAGGGCCTTTTCGTACTCGGAGATGTCGGGACAGGGGCAGCCGGTGAGTTCCGAGTAGATGAGATTGATGTCCTCGTAGTATTTGTACAGCGAGTGTTCCTGCAAGAACATTTTGATATGATCTTTGGAAATCTGGGAATACTTTCCGGTCTTGCCCTTCTTGTTCAGCTGGTTGGCCTCGATGGAGCAGACGAGCCGGTCGTAGACGACGGGATCGATGTACTTGTTCTGCTTGCCCTGGAACTGCTTGATCGTGTCCCGGAAGTGCGTCTGCCGGATGTAGCTGTACTTGACGTTCGTGTTGATGCGGCCGAGATCCTTGAACGTCGGCTCCCGGTGTCCTTCCTGGAGGTAGAAGGGGTACTCCCGGCCACACTGGTCGCACAAGAGACTGTCGGCGTCGACGTC